AGTTTGTCCAGCTTCCACAGCCAACCAAGCCAAAGCCTGTTGGTATGGAACACGAATCTCCACATCTTGTTCAGCACCCAAATCAACGATTTGTGTGAACACCAGATTGGATGTATTCGCTACGGTACTAATTGTAGTACCAGGGTAGCCTTGGGGATCATACGATATACGTACACGTCCCTTATGATAAGGGAAGGCTACAAAATGAAATCTGAAAATCAAATCTCCTCTCCATTCTCCAAACAATTTTGCAATATAAGCTACTGGAGTAAAATATACTTTCGTATTATTTACAGTAGGATCAATATCAAATTGAAAAGGAGTAACAAGAGAGGTGTAGAGAATAGTATCAGATGCCTGTGAAGTATCCCAGGTTGTTTGACAGATGAAAGAATCACGCTGAACAAACTCTGAAATAACTAAGTCATCTGTATTAGCTAATCCTACAGTAGTAGGATCTACAGATAATTCATTTTTGGAATCCAAAGTCAATTTCTCAACTGGATACCCAATTTCAGTAGATGCAATAGGTGGTATCGCAAGCGGCTTCAAAGGATCAACATCTTTAATGACTGGAACATTTGTCCAGCCAAAAAGTTTTGCAATCGAAGAAACCGCACTTGCACCCATCTGTGTTGCTGTGGCAAAACGTCCTATGATAGGAACTCCTTTCAAAAGACCTGCCACATTTGCAATCGCAGATGCGGGACGCGATACTGCTCCAGTACCATATTCGTCACCAGCTTGCATAGCAAGCCCAACGGATGGACCAGAGATTACTACATCTTCTAACCAAGCTTGAACTCGAATAGTAACACCCGCACCAGTCACACCATTAGCAGAAGCTAACTGAGTGTAATTGATAAAACGAAGTGTTCCCATATCAAGAAAATCTTGATTCTTCTGGAGACGTAACCAATTCTTTGGCCAGAAAAATGGTAAAACCATTTCTGACCCTTCATTACATTGTGGTTTAAGCCACGTTCCAGGTTGTTGCGAATATGGTATCAAATACCTTAACGCTGTATCAGTAATAATTGTTGATGGTGTAAAATTTGGTAAAGGTTGATAACAAACACGCATAGCTCCGTAATAAAACGGAGATGCATTAATCAGAATCTTAACCTTCAAATTTCCACGAATAAACGCAAAATTATTAATACGAGATTTGACAGCTGCATTATTCATATACAACTGCCATGGTGAGATAGTCCTCTTAATACCAATAGAATCTGACTCTAACCATGTAAATGTGTCAATATCTACAGGACGGGAAAGATAATTAGCTAGAGAAGCACTATCTGCAGCATCAACAGATGCCATGTCATCATACGGTGCATACATTTCCATAATATCACCTTTAGTTTCTTCATTGAAAGTAACGGTTTCATATGTAGTTGATACAGTAGTACCATCCACAGGGGTAGGTTCAACCATATCAGAACTTTGTAAAACACATCGCAAATGACAACATGAGCACTCTGGACAAATTCCAGGCGCTCCTTCCAACGCTAAAGGCGCTGGGCATCCACAATCATATAGTGGGAACTTAGCATCAAGATTTCGCATGAAATCCTCGATGACAGCTTTATCCATTGGTTCCTGACCAGAAAGGTCATAAGAACGAAAGGAAATTAGAGAAGATTCTCCAGATGATCGTTTATTGGAGTCGTCGCTCACATATAGATTTGAAATAGAAGGTGCGTTTGAAACGAACACTTACACCCGTAGATGTTCGAGTTTCGGAGCCACTGGATTCCAACCAAATCCTTCCCTTAAAAGGGACTTCGGGGAACGCCCGGGTGAGATAATTTACTCGTCCACACTACAACCACCTAAACTCCAATTGGGGTTGTCAGAATAACTAAAGTAATCCTTTGAGTCGGTTTTGGACATAAGTCCGGGATCTGTAAGGTCAGACCCCACACCACGCGCAACTACAACATCTTCAGAAGATGTCCAGAAACGTGTGTATAAATCGCTCCAAGTTGGAAACGTGGATAAATTAGTATACGCCATAAGATCATTGTCTTTGGCTAACTGCATTAAAAATTCACGTTCTTTATTGAAACGTTCTTTTCCATAGAAAAAGTACTCATTAACAGCCGATTGCATGACAGCAATCATTTGTGCTTCAGCAGAAATGGTTCCAGATGGAATCCATACCGTAAGCATCTTTTTAATAGACTCTTCTTCTAATGGACAAACCCAGGCCTTAACATCCTCATCCCATACCCATTGACGTTTTAAGAATGAAACATCCTTAATATCAATATATGGAATAGATGCAGCACCTTTATCCGCCATAGTATAAGTAACACCAATTTCAGCAAGTTTTGCTTGAATGGTAGTATGGTTAAACCATGGAATTGATGCTGAAACACCAAATGTATTATCGTCCCCATAAGTCATGAGCGCCACGTTATCTTTAAATGAATCAACTTCGCTCTCAGGATTCAACTCAAGATATGAGTAACGAATATACAAAGCATTAACCAAACCGTTAATAATAACGGTTAAAGGATGACCTGATGGATTTGAACCGAAAAATTCGATTAAATCACCATCAAAATCAACCAATGGGTATGCAGTATCTTCAGCAATGCATGCTAATACTAGCAAATCTTCTT